TGCCGTGAGACCAGCACGCGTGCATTGTCGAGTGTCTGTGCGTCCATCCCGGTCCACCGGCTTAAATGTTTCGATCCTTGCGCCCAGCGCGGAGCCAGCATCTTATTGTCCGCAGCCAAGGCACTCTCGTATGCACTCTGGGAATAGAACTTGCGTGGTTCTGTCCACGCATTCTCCACCCAAAACCCGCCGGGCACATCATCTGGCACCGCCGTGCCTCGGTATGGCTCATGCGGACATTGATACCATTGCCCCACGCCAAAGTCTTTGCCACAGGTCGGACACCGTTCCGTCATCGCGCTGCCTCCTGATCGAACTCTGCCAGCTTCTGATCCACACGATCACGCAAGACCCGTAACGCACTCTTGGGCAAATCGCCTGATCGTGCCACTTCAGTCTCCACCATCGCTTTCATCATCAGCCATTGTTGACGCAACATGTCCGTCAAGGTGTGTCCGTGTGTCATACGCCCACCCCTTGCACGCCACCCGTGCGCTCCGTTTGGTGTTGGTTCACGGGTTCCGTCATCAGTGCCGATCCCTGATGTCCGATCTGGCTCGGCGCGACCGGCATCATGTCCGCCCCAGGCAGCATACCGTCCACACCCGCCGGGGCTTGCGGTTGTGGTGCAGGTGGGGGCATCCCTTGGACTTGCGCTTGATGGGCATGGAGGGCTGCCAACCGCTGAATCGTATCTGGTCCCAGCTTCACCCCGCTTTCTGTCAGCAGATCAAGCAACAAGCGTCCGGCCCCTGGCAACAACAGGTGTTCGCCATTGAAGGCCAAGGACAATTTAATCGGCTCTGGCGCACGCTCTTGAGCCGGGGCAATAAATTGCGCCGGGTCGTGATGCAGGGCCAGAGCCACCTTTTTGAGCAGTTCCTCCGCATTCACGCGCTCATCTCGTCGTAACAAATTGTATTCATCCAGCACTTGCTGCCGGTGCTGTGTCGCATCCACATGCACCCCGCTGTCCGGCTGAATCCGATAGACATACCGTCCTGGCAGCGTGCGCCATTGATCCCAGAGCATCGCCCCTTGCTGTCCAAGGATTTTCGTGAGTTCGTAGGGCGTCATGACTCGCTGAATCACCGCATCGAACTTCTGCACCGCCGAGACATACCATTCACGGACACGATCCCGTTCCGCCTCGACACGCGCATCGGCATTCCCTTGCACAATCCGTGCTTCGGTCGCGGTGCGTTTGCTCTTGGTAAACGATCCCTGCTGGTTCGCACTCACGCCCAAGGCGCGTTCCCAATCCCGTTCAATATAATCTTGCGCGGTGTAGTTGTCGCGGGGTTCACTGCCCGTGCCAATTACCGCCATCAATTTCTCGACACCGGCAGCGAGGGCACCGGCAGGCAAACCGACCGGCCCTTGATTCTGTTCCAGTTTCCGAATCGTCTCGTGATCGAGATTGTTGGTATCGAACACCACCATCGGCTGTCGCCGTGACCGTCCGCGCACCTGTTGCGTGCGGAACTTGTTGAGTTCGTTCACCAGTTGTTCGCCCACCACGAGATCACTTGGCACATACGCCGAGTCCGAGAGGTCGCGCAATGTCCCCACATGAATCGGACTGCCGACCATGGAATCATCCGTCAAGCGTCCCATCTCATCCAGCGATTGAAACGGCGAATCAATATGTTTCACCGGATCGTCAATTCCGTCCGCAAGAATCAAACACCGAAACAGATCGGGATGCACAATCGCGGAATCAAAGAGACTCGCCCGATACCAGATTTCCGTGTATTCCACCATCGGATCAGTGTCGCCTTGATCCGTCGTGCCGTGATCAAACGTCGTGTGATCTTTGCTCGTCGATCCTTCAAAGCCCTGTGGCAACGACCACCCAGGCTGTGTCCGGGCTTGCGAGAGAGGCATCCGTCCACGCACGCCGAGCCACGCAGCCTGGTCAAAATCCCCGCCATGAAAATCGGCAGGAATCAAGAGGCGTTTCGGCGAGACGCGAGAGAGGAAACACCGTTCCCAGACGGGCACCGGCACCTCGACTTCCATCTCCACCACATCGTCCTCGACTTGCTGGGGCTGGGTCATCGTGACATTCACGACCCGGTTTTCATACCCGATCTTGAGAATCAGAAAGCCACTGGTGGCAATCGCATCAAACAGCGTGGCATGGACTTCGCGCTTCGCCTGCGTCCCATTCGGGCCGAGCCGATAGTTCAGCACTTTTTGTCGCAACGGCAAGAGTTGGTCGAATGGCACCGCCGGGTGGTCGGGATCAATCGGCACCAGTTGGACTTCCGGCGACTGGTAAAAGAGCTGGGCGCGTTTGCTTTCCACATGGCGGAAATCCATCAGCGCATTCACGTCATACCGTTCTTTATCAAACTTGGCATCGGTGTAGCGTTTGAGCGCACGTTCCCATTGCGGATAAAACTGTTTTGCTACCAGTGCAGCCCGATCAATGCGTGTCGCCCACGCCCCGCGCTCTTGCTCGGTGAGCGTCCGTGACGCCCCTGGGTTCCAGGCCATTACCGCCATCCTCGCTGTCTCATGCTAACGCTCCTCGCTTCCGTCCCTGTGTCCGATCCCATTGTCGCCACCAGCCCACCGATCCGGCCGGGAGCGTCCGGCGCGTGCGGACACGCGTCGGGGACGGGCGACTCATCGCCCCATACCGCAACGCATCGACCGCATGGTCCTCGCCCGTGGTATCCATATCGTCAGGATCGTGTTTATCCTGCACCATCGCAGGCATCGTGCGCGTGAGATATCCGCACCCTGGCGCAATCGTCAGCCACGGCGGATCGTTCTCCCGCCACCGCAACAGTTCATGGCAGCGCAGCCAGCCGTTAAAGCGATCATTGTCCGACTTCCGCGCCGGTAAGCCGTGGCGAATCAGCGTTTCCGCAATCGCTTCGCCCCGCCCTGCGCCGGTCTTTTGCCACATCGCCGGATCACAGGACAGATACCGCAGCCGTTTTACCCCTAAACTCTTGGTCACGCGCCGTATCTGCACCGCGACTTCTTCCGCACTCTGTCCCGCAAACTTATACTCCCGCGCAATATGATAGTGTCCATCGGGGAGACAGGCCCACCATAAGACACACCCTGGCGCGTTGTAGCCCCAATCCATTGAGGCAAACCATTCCAGTCCTTTCACCAAGGGCGTCTCGACCACATGCTGGTCGCTCCGCCATTCGCTAAAAAACTGGCCTTCATACGCATTCCAGTCGCCTTCCAGCAGTTGCCGACGACGCATTTCCGGCAAATTCTCCAAGGCTTCCCGATACCCGACCGCCATATACGGATTATCTTCCAGCCGAGCTTCAAAAAATTTCCATCGCTGCGCGTTGTAGCGCGGAAACTCTGCCACATCAACCCCTTTGGTGACAAAGAAATCCCGCACCCATAAGGCTCCGCGTCCGCCAGGGTTGGTGGCGGTCAGCACAAACGATCCATCAAGCCGATCATCGTCCGCCGAGTCTTGCTGTCCCCGCAACGCAAACATCGCCGGGTTGGTTGTCCGCGCACGGGAAAAGAGTTCCAGCATCGGGTCTCGATCAAAGGTTACGAGTTCGTCAGGAAAAATAATGTCGTATTCCGAGGACAAATAATTCTCCACATCGCCTGACGACTCCATATGTCCCGCACGAATCAGCGAATCCGGCTGGCCTTTATGCGGAAACACCGCGACACGGTCACTGACTTTCCACTGCCCGCCTCGCTGTGCCACCTCGTGAGGCAAAAACCGCAAATGCGACTGATCCAAATCCTTGTGCGTTTTCCGCAACAAAAGCGCATGGAGGCCTGGGACGTGTCGCGCAAACCAAAACAAGGTTTCCCGTCCGAAGCGACTTTTCCCTGGTCCGGCTGCCCCGCCCACGCCGACATGCTTCACGCCCGGCAAGAGTGTCCCTTCATGCCACACGGTCTGTACTGGCGTGGGCACATACAGCCACGCGAGGCGTTTCCCCGTCGCATCTTGCTGGGCCGTGGCAAACGCCACTTGCCGAGTCCGGCAGGCGTCCGATCCGCCACACCACCACACACCTTCGGCTTCCACTAACGGCGCAGCACACCAGCAACAGGTCGCCCGCGCTACCATGACCCTCTCGGTCCGGTCTGTTGCCGGAGGACCGCCCATCCTGTCAACAGCGTCACCGCCAGCGCACTCATCCACGACACGGATCGGCGCACGCGGGGCGAGACCCGCAATGCCGGTGGGCACCACACGTCTGCTTTAGGCTGCTGCCACAAAGACTTCCACGTCAATCGCGTTGCCTCCGGGGTTCAGTTGCACACTGGCGACATCCGCCATCGTGCCAAAACTTGGACTCGTATCGGCTTCCGCCAGCATCGCGCCATCCGGCGATCCGAGGACATGGCTCTGTCCGGCTGCCAGCGTCACTTGATAGAGCGTCGCTGCCCCGACAATCGCCAACTCCGCTGCATTCGTATCATCGAGATTGGTCACCCGCACATACTTGGTATCTTCCGTGTCGAGCGCGTGGACGCTGTCATACACGTTTGAGGAAAATGTCAGCAAGACGGTTGTATTACTCGCCGGACAGGTCACAATGCGCTTCTGGATTTCATTCACACTTGCAATCGTAAAGGTATTCTTCGCGCCCTGGTCATACCCGCCCAGCGTGACCGCTTCGGTCAGCGTGACAGTGAGGGTCGCTGCGGTCACAGTGGTTGCCATTTAAAAGGTTCCTCGATTCTGTCCCAATTCTTCGCGCTTCCGCGCTGTCGTTTGTTGCTCTTTGAGTGTGCGTTTTGCCTCTTGGAGTTGCCGTTCTAGATGTGCCACACGTAACCGCGCCGGAGTTTCCGCCTGATCGAGTTCCGCTACCAACTGACCCGTCGGATCAAAACTGAGACGTTGCTGGATGTTTTGTGAAGAAAAGTTCTGGGGCGAGGGTGGCGGTGTCGGCATCTCTGGATACCGTTGTTGTAACAAGTCAGCCCCACGTAAAGCCCCAGCCCTTGCTAGATCGGAGGGAAGCTGTGCCACCTCCATAGCCCCACCTAGAGCGTGTGGTACTGCTGTCGCAATCCCGCGAGGAATTGCTAAAGGGTCTTGTAAGGCCTGCAATAATTGCGCTAATCGTTCTTGTGCCATCGCTTAGACTCCATGCCCGTAGGCTGCTTGGTGTTCTCCGCAAAAATCGGTGGTCTGGACTTCTGGATACCGAGGGAACTGTTTTGGGGGATACCGCAAACACGTCCCGTCATAGTCCGCAAGCCTCACCTGGCTGCGAAAAAATCGGCACGTCTCACAAGTCTCTGTGTGTGCTACTGAATCGTTGTCGTGAACCATTGTGGCTCCTCTAGCTCCCGTCCTGTCCCTTGCCACCCACATTCACATGTAACAGTGGCACGATGTAGCGACCCGCGTGTGCGTCCATGTCCGACAATGCCTCCCTCGCAGTTGGGGCATAACCCGACGAGTTTCCGAAGGGCACGGGCTATATATAGCTGACGGTTGGCCCCCCTTCCACGATCCCGCGCCGAGCCACCCGTAACTCCTTTGTTCACAACAATTAGATAACCTGAGACCTTACCGCCAAGGTCACAATCTAGAAGTTCAGAGCTAACCATTGCCTATAAGTCCCTTGTTATCAACAACTTAATAGTTGACATAATCATCATTATGCGACAGTAGCAGTTGTTATAGTTATATAACGACATTAACCCTTTGTTTTCAATAAGATAGGCGGAGCTAGTCCGTCCACCATGTTAGACGGACTGCCTATAATGACCTGTATTCCACCTTGGTCTGGCATATCGTTGACCACGTTCAAACGTCCTAACGCCTTTAATGCTAGCGAGCTATCTTGTGTATTGACAACAGTTTCCGCCAGTTTCCTAGCACCACTTTCTAGTGTTTTTTTGGCACTTAATAAGGTGCCCATATATTTAGAAAGTGTTCGGCTGACTGAGCTTTGATGGATATTTAACGCCCTCGCTATTTCTCGTTGATTCTTCCCATCGTTAGATAATTGCAGGATTTGTTCGATCCTATCGTTTTCCAGTGCAGTCAATTTCTTATGCACAAATGAATCCGCAATGTGACGTGCTTCAATATCCTGTTTTTTAGCAAGTGAGGGCATATATGGTGTGCCTCATTGTAGTGCTACACACAAGGGAGTGTATAGCTAATAACGAATAATACGGTTCCTGATAACACTTAATTGCTTGCGTTCACTCGCTCTTAAGCATTGGTGCAAGTGTTTTGTATGGATTGTAAACGCTTGGTAATTCTGATGATCTTGTACAGGTACTATAGTACCAACATTAATAGAATCCTGAAACATTACCGGAAACTCATTGTTATGGTTGATCGGTGGAATAGCTGGGAACTGGTGTTTTCTTGGTACCTTGTGAGCTATCAATACCTTGACGTTACACGCTGGGCACGTACTGTTGATTAATCCTGTTGTACCTAACGTAAAGACGGTCACTGTTGGTGCTGGAAAATCCATTGTTTTCTTTGTACAGATTGTAACA